AAATTTTAGCAAGAATTATGGCAGATGCACTGCCTCCGGAGTATCCATATGATGTTTATGGTGGCCCAAGGATGATAAAACAGGTAGATTTTGATCAAAAAGTAGATATTTTGCCGGTTGCAGACCCAAATATCATGTCAATGGCACAAAGAGTAGTGCTTGCACAGCAACAATTGCAAGTTGCTATGTCAAATCCACAGATTCACAACATACATGAAGCATATAGACGTGTTTATGAAGCTTTAGGGACTAAACAAATTGGAAATCTTTTAAAACCACCACCAAAACAACCAGAACCAATGGATCCTGGAAAAGAAAATGCACGTGCATTACAAATGCAACTATTAACAGCGTTTGAATTCCAAGATCACGATGCACACATTGCTGCTCACATGGCATTTATGCAATCAAGAATGGTGCAAATCAATCCACAGGTTTACGCTTTGTTACAAGCTCACATATCAGACCATATTTCATTCAAAGCAAAGATCGAAGTAAGACAACAACTGATGCAAGATCCAAATATGATGGCTTTACAACAACAAAACCCGCAACAATTTCAAATTCAGTTTGATGCAGCTGTTGCTACTGCTGTTGCAGAGATTACTGAGGAATTAGTCAGAGGAGAGATACAGGCAAAAGCGGGGCAAGTCGATCCATTAGTAAGATTAAAACAACAAGAGATAGATTTACGAGCTATGGATATGCAACGTAAAGAAAGAGAAACAGAATTAAGAGCACAATTAGATATGACTAAGGAAGCAAACAGATTAGACTTCCAGTACGATAAATTATCAGAGCAATCTGATCAATCAGACCAAAGATTACAAGTGGCGAGGGAGAAACTTGCGAAAAAATAAGGTTATTACTAATGATTAAAGATCCTAGAATACAAATCCCGTTAATGGTTGTTAAACCAGTTTTAAAAAAAGTTGTAAAAGCTGTAGACAAAAGTAGAAAAGAAATTAGAAAATTTAGAAAAAATAAGGAAAAAGAATCTTCACCATCTACTATTTCTTTAAATAGAGCTCAAGAAAGATTAGAAAAATTAAGAGATGTAAAAAATGTTACTCTTAAAGCTTTAAAAAATAAGATGCCTAAAAAAGGTTTAAAATTAATAGAAAACACTTTTAAAGATGCTGCAAGAAAAAGAGCAACTATTAGAAATATAATGGCAGACCCTAAAAAATTAAAAACAAAACCAAACTTTAAAGGCGGTCTAATTAGAAAACCTAAATTAGCGAAACGAGGATTTTAATGAAAGATCCAAAAAAGGGCACAGGAAAAAAACCTAAAGGTTCAGGGAGAAGATTATATACCGATGAGAATCCTAAAGATACTGTTAGAATTAAGTTTGCGACTCCTGCTGATGCTCGTAAAACAGTTGCAAAGGTTAAGAAGATATCTAAACCATTTGCAAGAAAGATACAAATATTAACGGTCATGGAACAACGTGCAAAGGTGATGGGTAAATTTGGTGTTGCTTCTATTGCAAAGAAAGGAAAGGATGCAATTAGAAAAACAAGAAAAGCGTAAAGGACTAAGTGGCGGAGTAAAAAAAGGACCACCTCCTAAAAGAGGCCCTAACCCGCAGGTCCCACCAGTTAAGTTAAAACAAGGTGGATGTCCTCACAGAGAAACAGGAGTGCAGTCTGATATTAAAGGAATCAAAAGCGTGCAAGTCTCTGGTAAAAAATTTATCGGCCTACGATAATTTAGATGCTAAAGAAAAAATAATTTTTCTTGCTGGCATATTCGATGGTGAAGGAAGTTTTGGTGTTTGGGGAAAAGGCAAAAATAGAAAATCATTTCAATGTTCTGTTGAAATGTGTGATAAAGATATAATACAAAGATTTTTAGATTTGTTTGGTGGTTCGATGTCCGCTGTAAAAATTAGAAGACCTCACTGGAAACAAACATGGAAATGGAAAATGTCAGGCGAAAAGGCTTTCGCTTGTATTGGAAAAATGATAGAGTATATGTGTAAACGAAGGAAGGATAAGTACAATGTGGTTAAGTGCAATCAAATTAGCGGTTAGTGCTGGTAGTAAAATCTACGCTAACAAGCAGAGAACGAAGATGGCAATGTCAGATGCACAATTATTGCATGCTGAACGTATGGCCAAAGGTGAGGAGCAATACCAAGGCAAATTATTAGAAGCCCGTCAATCAGACTGGAAGGACGAGGCAGTTTTGATAATTCTCAGTTTGCCCGTAGTGGTGCTCGCATGGGCAGTCATATCGGATGACCCAAGTGCGATGGACAAGGTAAAATTATTCTTCGAGATGTTCTCGCAGCTCCCATCATGGTTCACAAATCTCTGGATCTTGGTTGTAGCTTCAATATATGGTATAAAAGGAACACAAATATTTCGTAACGGAGGAAAAAAATGACAAAATTATGTCCAAGGGGTAAAGCGGCAGCGAAGAGAAAATTTGCTGTATATCCTTCAGCATATGCTAATGCCTATGCTTCTAAAATCTGTGCTGGTAAAATAAAAGATCCATCTGGTGTAAAAAGAAAAGATTTTAAAGGTCCTAAACCTGCTGGTAAAAAAGTTGGTGGAATGACTGCAGGATCTATGTCAGGTATGGGTAGATTACAAAAAGCAAGAATGATGAATAAAGGTGGAGATTCAAAAGTAAAAAAAGTAATTTCTAATTTACAAAAGGCATCAAAAGCGCATGCAGGTCAGGCTAAAACTTTACAGAGTGTTGTTAAAAAATCTGTAGGAGGAATGGCTGATTATTACAAAGATTTAATGTAATGCAAAAAAATATCCAATACATGAAAGAGGGAGGCCTCAAGAAATGGTTTTCCCAAAAATGGGTAGACATTGGATCAAAAAAACCCGGAGGGGGATTTAGAGAATGTGGAAGAAAATCTGCAAGTGGATCAAAAAGAAAATACCCCAAATGCGTGCCTGCTGCAAAAGCAGCCCGAATGACAGAATCGCAAAGGCGTTCTGCTGTTGCAAGAAAAAGAGCTAAGGCTCAAGGTGTTGGTGGTAAACCAACAAATGTTAAAACGTTTGCAAAAAAAGCTTAATCAAGTATATTCTCTTTGTGGATATTTATACCGTTTCGATCATACAAAAAATAATAAAACAGGACTTAGATAGATTTAAGGACCACGCTATATATGGTGTTGACACTATCGAGCAACTACAATATGTTAGGGGTCAAATCAAATCCCTAGAGGATTTGCAACAGGAAATAAAAAACCTGCTGTCTAAAATGGAGATAAACGATGAACAAGTCCACGGAGACCCCGAAGAGGACTGAGGCACTTTTAGATGCTTACAAAGCTGAAGAAGAAATAAAAACAGTCCTAGATCCTAAAGCGATCAAAAAATCAACTTTAGAAAGTTTACCTACACCAACAGGATACCGATTATTGGTTTTACCATATGCTGGTCCAAAAAAAACAAAAGGTGGAATTTTACTTTCTGATACCACACAAGAAACCATACAAATGACTACGGTATGTGGTCTTGTGCTAAAAATGGGAGATTTATGTTATCAAGATAATGATAAATTTCCTAAAGGGCCATGGTGTAAACTAAATGATTGGATTATCTTTAGTAGATACGCAGGCTCAAGATTCAAAATAGAAGGTGGTGAAGTTAGAGTTCTTAACGATGACGAAGTTATTGCTAAGATAAATGACCCATCAGATATTTTGCACCATTATTAAGGAGGAAAAATGGCTGAAGAAAATAAAAACCCAGAAGTTGAATTAGATACTGATGGCGTAAATGAAGAAAATGTTAACGTTCCTGAAGCAAAAGAACCTGATGAGTCTTTTGCACCAAAAGAAAACGTTGACCTAGGATACACTGAGATTACTGATGAAAAAGTAACAGGTGATAAAACTGCAAAAGAACTTTTGCAAGAAACTAAATCAGAAAAAGAACCTAAAGTTATCGAACAGGTTGAAGAAAAAAAAGATGACAAGAAAGAGGATCTTAAAGAATATTCTGATAAGGTTAAAAAAAGAATAGATAAACTTACTTTTCAAATTAGAGAAGCTGAAAGAAGAGAAAAAGCAGCTCTTGAGTATGCGAAAGGCTTGAAAACTAAATACGATACAATTGAGAAAAAGTTTGAAGAGACTGATTCCAATTATTTAAAAGAATACGATTCAAGAATAGACGCTGAAAGAGAAAAAGTTAAGAATGCTTTGAAAGTAGCTTTAGAATCACAGGATGTTGATAAAATTACTGAAGCACAAGATGCACTTTCTAGACTTTCAGTTGAAAAAGAAAAAGTTTCTCTAGCTCAAGCTGAAAAAAAAGCTAAGCAAGAAGAAAAACCAAAAGAAGAATCATCTGCACAAAATCAAACACCCCCACCAATTTCACAAAAAGCACAGAAATGGGCTGAAGATAATGAGTGGTTTGGATCAGATAGGGTTATGACTGGAGCTGCCATGAGTATTCATGAGGAGCTTTTAGGGCAGGGTATTGATGCTGAGACAGATGAGTATTATAATCAAATAAACAAACGTATGAAGGAGTATTTCCCTCAAAAGTTTGCACAGGAGTCTACTGAAGAAACTAAACCTGTAAGAGAACCCGTCCAAAATGTAGGTTCAGTTAGTAGAAGATCCGGGGGACGCAAATCTGTGAAACTCACCAAATCGCAGGTAGTTATCGCTAAGAAATTAGGGGTGCCACTAGAGGAATACGCAAAATACGTGAAGGAAGGAGTATAAAATGGAAAAAGTAAAAACTTCACGCAAGTCTGATACTAGAGATAATAACTCTAGAAAAAAAGATTGGACTCCACCATCCAGTTTGGATGCGCCAGCTGCACCGCATGGTATGTGTCATAGATGGATACGTACAGCAACTGCAGGATTTGAAGACGTTGCAAACGTTTCAAAGAAACTTAGAGAAGGTTGGGAATTTGTCAAAGCTGAAACACTGAAAAGTGAAATAGGTGAAAACGATTATCCAGTTATTCACGAAGGTAAACATGCTGGTCTCATCGGAATTGGTGGCCTTGTGTTGGCAAGGATACCGGAAGAGATTCTGAAACAACGTGCTGAGTATTTCGCAAGAATTACTCAAGATAGAACAGATGCGATTGATAGGGATCTTATGAAGGAACAACACCCGGATATGCCAATCAATATTGATAGGCAGTCCAGAGTGACCTTTGGAGGTAACCGCAAAAAATAATTTTTTTGCATTAACTACAAGAGTCTTAAATTAACGTTTAATAGGAGTAAAAAACAATATGGCAAACGTAAGTGAAAAGTTCGGTCTAAGACCGTACAGAAAACTAGACGGTACGCCATTAGTTGGTGCACAAAACAGATATCTTATATCTGCTAATAACACTACTGCTATATTCCAAGGTGACTTAGTTATCGCTGAAACAGATGGTACTATCACAAGACACGTTGCGAATAATAGCACAGCAGTTATTGGTGTGTTCAATGGATGTTTTTATACAGATCCGACTACGCAAAAACCGACATTTAGGAACTCGTACCCAGGTTCAATCAATGCAAGTGACATTACTGCATTTATCATTGATGACCCTGACGCAGTTTTTTTAATGGACGCAGACGACACTTTTGCGAGAGCGGATTGTTTTAAAAACTATTCAGTAACTAATGCTACTGGTAATACAAAAACAGGAATATCTGAAGTTCAGTTAGATGTATCTGTATCTGGAACAAATGCTTCATTTGTAATTCAAGCAATGGACATTTCACAAGATCCAAGTAACTCAGCTACAGATTCTGCAAACGGAAATATTCTTGTTAGAATCAACAAACACTTCTACAGAAGTGGAACAGGTATATAGGAGTAATAGAATATGGCTATATCACGATCACAACTAGTTAAAGAACTAGAGCCAGGTTTGAATGCACTATTTGGCCTGGAATATAACAGATACGAAAATCAACACGCAGAGATTTTCGCTACTGAAACATCTGACAGAGCTTTTGAAGAAGAGGTAATGTTAAGTGGTTTCGCAGGAGCACCAGTTAAACAAGAAGGTGCTGGAGTAGTATTCGATCAAGCGAATGAAACATTCACTGCAAGATACACTCACGAAACAATCGCTTTAGCATTTGCTATCACTGAAGAAGCAATTGAAGATAACCTTTACGATAGATTAGCTGCAAGATACACAAGAGCTCTTGCAAGATCTATGGCAAACACGAAGCAAGTTAAAGCTGCGAAT